GGTATTTATGACAGAAATTCCGGCAGTTTTATCTGATAAAACTGTAAGAATATTTGAAGGCCCTTTGGTTTATGCTAATACTTATGAAGAAGCTAAAATTAAAGCAAAAAAAATGAATAAAGATTTGATTATTGTTGGCGAATATATAATGGCAGAAAAAATAATTTTTGAAGATGAATTGGGAACTTTATAAAAATTTTAAGCCAGAAGAATTTGCTTGTCAGCATTGTGGTAAAGAAGGTATCAAAGAAGAACTATTAAATAGGCTACAAGCTCTTAGAACTTTCTTAAATTTTTCTTTTGTAGTTAGTTCCGGCTATCGTTGTCCAGAACATCCTATTGAAGCAAAAAAATCTAAGCCTGGTACACACAGCACAGGTCTTGCGGTTGATATATTGTGTCGTGGTGTGGAAGCATATAAAATTATTACTTATGCAAAAGAATATGGTTTTACAGGCATTGGCGTTAATCAAAAAGGCAATAGTAGATTCATACATCTTGATATTGCAAATCACTCAGAAGAAAGACCAAGACCTACTGTTTGGAGTTATTAAATGGCAAGAGCGACTGTAGCAGAAATAGATAAGCGTTTAAGTTCCCATGAAGCTGCTTGTGAACAGCGTTGGAAAGAAAACTATAGACGTTTAGAAGCCATTGAAAACGCTATTACTTCAGTTAATAAAACTATAAGAAACACGCTAATATTTGTTTTAACAATATTTTTAGGAGTTACTGGTTTTCTATTACAAGAAGTTATTTATCAAGCTATCTCATAAATTATGCCCTCACAAAAAGAAATATTAGAAGCCAATGAAGCAGAAGTTATTTTAAATAGCGAAGTATTTAAAAAAGCTGTTGCACACCTCAAAGAAGAATATATGCAAAAGTGGGAAAACTCCTCTGAAGCTGATAGCAGTTTTAGAGAAGATTTACACAAAGCTATCAGAATTTTGCCAGAAGTAGAAAAACATCTAAGGATTATTATTGAAAAAGGCAGAATAACTAAAACTCAATTAGACAAGATAAGAAGCATAACTAGATAATAATTCTTGAGCTTTCCTGGTCTTTTAGAGTAAAATTTGAACATTATTTACTATATGAGGTAAAAACATGGCAACACCGGAAAAACCGACTGCATTACAAACTAATTTACAACAGGCAGAACAAGCATTTTCTAACTTACTGACTCCTGAAGAAGAAGCACCAGTTGAAGAAAATGAAGAGTTTGTTGAAGAAGCTGTAGAAGAAATCGAGGAAGTTACCGAAGAAACAGAAGTTGAATTGGAAGCTACTGAAGAAATCGAAGAAACAGATGAAGAAGTTCTTGAAGAAGATCAAGACGAGTCAATAGAAGATCAAGTAGAGCATGAGGAGAGCGAACAACCTGAGCTTTATACTGTCAAACAAAATGGTATAGAAACTCAAGTTACCCTCGAAGAACTCCAAAATGGCTACAGTCGTCAGCAAGACTATACACGCAAGACTCAAGAATTGGCTAATCAACGTAAAGAGATTGAAAGCCAACAAGCAGAGTTAAAGCAAAAAGACGAAGTTTATAGGGATTTATTACCTAAACTTGAAGCTAGTTTAGAAGCCGAATTAGGCAAAGAGCCTGATTGGAAACAGCTATATGAAAATGATCCTATAGCTTATGTTCGTGAAAAAGATGTTTGGAACGAAAAAAAGAAACAATTGGAAGCTACAAAAGCTGAACAGCAAAGACTCAAAGATGATGAAATTGCAAAACAGCGAGAACAAATAGAGCAATTTATTCAGTTCGGCAACCAGGAGTTATTAAAAAAAGTTCCGGAATGGAAAGATACCGAAAAAGCTAATTCTGAAAAGATAGCTATTAGGGATTATGCTATTAATTCATTAGGTTTCACAGCAGAAGAAATGGATCAAGTTTATGACTACAGAATTTTATTAGGTTTAAGAAATTCTTGGTTGCATGATAAAACTGTAAAAGCAACAAAGAAAAAACCAACACAAAAATCTGCAGCCAGAGTAGCTAGGCCTGGAACTGCAAATCAAGTTAGAAAATCAACTCCTTTAAAACAGTCTAAACAGAGGTTAGCTAAATCTGGCAAAGTCCAAGATGCGGCTAAAGTTTTTGAAAATTTAATTTAATTTCTAGCGAAAGCTAGAGGAGTATGAAAAATGGCTAAAGTTACAAATGCCTTTGATACTTATACTGCGACTGCTGACAGAGAAGAATTAAGCGATGTTATTTATAACATCTCTCCAACAGCAACTCCGGTAATGAGTGCCATAGGAAGAAATAACGTAAGTAATGTGCAGTTTGATTGGCAAGTAGAATCTTTGCCAACTCCAAGTGCAACAGGGAAACTTGAAGGTTTTGAACTTTCAAGAGCAGCTTCGACTGCTACAACTAGAGTGAGCAATATCTGTATGATTTCAAGCAGAGATGCAACAGTTACAGGCTCACAAAACGCTTCTGATGCAGCAGGCAAAAGAAGTGAAATGGCGCACCAATTAGCTCTTATGGCTAAAGCGTTGAAAAGAGATATGGAAGAAGCCTTAACTCAAAACAACGCAAAAGCAGCCGGTAACGCTACTACTGCTAGGCAAACAGGTGGTTTAGAAACTTGGATCACTACTAACAAGTCTATCGGTACTAATGGTGTTTATGGCGGTAGTGGTGCAGCTACTACTAATGGAACGCAAAGAGCTATAACTGAAGCTCTTGTTAAGACTGTTCAACAGTCTTGTTTCACTAATGGTGGTGAGCCTTCATTACTAGTTGTTGGCCCTCACGTGAAATCAGTTGTATCTGGTTTTACTGGTAGAAGTTCAGCTAGACAGTTCGTAGATGCTAATACTATTGAAGCATCTGTATCTATCTACTCTGGCGACTTTGGAGAACTACAAGTAGTTCCTTCAAACAGAAGTAGAGGTAGAACTGCCTTACTATTAGACCCTGAGTATGCAAAAGTTTCTTATCTTAGAGATTTTGAAACTATCGACATCTCAACTATTGGTGATGCTGAAACTAAAATGATAGTTGTTGAATATGGCTTAGAAGTGAGCAACGAAGCTGCTCATGGTGCTGTGTACGACTTATCAACATCATAAGTTTAATTAAGAGGGGTGCTAGTCGCCCCTCTTTTTTAAAATGGCAAGAAGAACAGTAATAGACTCAAGAACAAACTTTGTTAGCGAATTTGCTACCGAAGATGATAAGTTTGTTTATCACACCAAACAAAACGTAGCGCCAATATTGAAGCACGTTAAAGACCTACAAGAATTTAAACCAGGAAAAGAATTACGTCATGTTGCAGAAGTACCTATGGTAATATATCAAAAAGCTATACGAGAAGGTTGGGCGAATGACAAAGCCAAATGGAAAAAATGGTTAAACGATCCTAACAATAAACTTTTTAGAACTTGGCAAGGTAAAGTATGACTTACGATGAATTAAAAACACAGATAGCAGATTTTTTAAACAGAAGCGATTTGACTTCTAAATTAGATTTTTTTATTGATGCTACCGAAGGTGAACTTAACAGAAGATTAAGAACCAAAGATATGGTGGTTAGAGCGACTGCAACTGCTGATAGTCAATATTTATCTTTACCAACTGACTGGTTAGAAGCTATTAACATAGAAATTACCTCTGGCGATTTCACACCTTTACTACAACAATCTATAGAATCTTTAGATGTTTATAGAAAAGCTAACGACAATACTTCTGGACAACCAGTTTTTTTCTCTGTTGTTGATAAAACTTTAGAGTTAGCACCTACACCTGACACAAGCTATACATTACAATTAACCTATTATGCTTCGATAGCAGCGTTGAGTAGCACAAACACTACCAATTTTGTATCGACAGGACACCCAGATGTTTATTTATATGGTTGTCTAAAACACGCTTCGATCTACCTAATGGAAGATGAGCGTGTAAATATGTTTTCTCAGTTGTTTGAAAAAGCACTAGAAGAAATGAGAATGGAACAAGAACGTGCTGAATTTGGCAAAGGCTCTTTAATACCAAGAAGAAGAACTTATGGCAAAGCACACAAAACAACTTATCATTTTAAGAGTTGAGGTAAGATATGTCAGGATTTAGTGATTATTTAGAGGACAAAG